CACTTGACAAATCATCCATTCAGGTCTAGACCATTCTGGACTGAACCCCATGAAGGTAATGTCTTCGTCAGATATTTTTCTGAAAATTTTGATACACATTTCAGGCGTCATTTTAAGAACCACCGGCGGAACCTTTTTCCATTCCGCAATGAGGGTGGCAAACCCGTCCAACTTGTATTTAGACGGTTGTTTGCAGCCGCATCCAGTTTCGCTAGATTCACCACAACACTCCACTTTATTACACAACGAGTGAACCTGCTTCCATCGTCGTTCACTAGATAAGGATAGTAAATGGTGATGCTTATGTTTATCAATCAATAATTTACTACATTTAATACAAATGCAGGATAAAATACCAATGACCGTATCCAAATACTGAATGTAGAACACGGGTTTCGCTAATTCAATGTGACCGAAGTACCCCGGGGTTTGAATGTGGTCCAATCCATCCGTCGGACATAATATGCCAGGCTCTATCCCTCCCATACGAATGTCAAATAACCCTCCTACAACTGCCTTATTGTTGACATACGTATCGCGATTGGTAATTTCTGCAACGGACCCTTTCCGAATATCTGCAGGGGACATGATACTAAATTGGATACCAACGATTTTCGAATCATTGACAATCGCCATCTATATACACTAACTTAATATTTATTCAAATCAATTTAATTATATATAAAAAATTGATTTATATATAACTCTCTAATTATCGTATAGATGCCGCATAAGTATAATCTTCGTTCCAACCCTCCCGAGCAATTTGACGGAAAAAAATACACAAAACTATTATCTGAACTATTTCCCTCTAAATATTCTAAAAAAAAGGCGGCTGAATTATCTTCTGACTCGGATTCTGATTATTCTGAATGTTCTGATTCGGAATCAGAAGAAGATTCCGATGAAGAGTCCATTCACGTTAACATTACCTTTTCCATTAACGGAAAAAACGAAGACGACGAAGACGACGAAGAGTACGAAGAGGAAGAGGAGGAAGAAGAAGAGGACGACGAGGATGATGATTCTACCTCCTCAGAAGAGATGGATTTTTACGAAGACGTAAAGGACCATACTAAAAATGATGAGTTCATGAAGAAAATTCAACAATTGGGAGTTGAATTATCAGAGGAATACAAAGATGTTCCCTTATTCAAAGAATTTGTTAAAAAACATGCACGATTGTCTGAAAAACATGAAAAGTCAAAACGTTTATCGGATAAAAAGGAACGCGAATTGAATCATAAACAATTTGATAAACTCATGGATAATAAACCACCCAATGAAACTCGCTACTTTAAAAAACTAAGCATTGAAGAACAGCGGCACATGCTCGGTAAATTAACCGCCTTGCGCGACATAGACCACCATGAAAAACCCACCCGGGTAAAACTCATAGAGTCCGACATTCCAGATGAGTACAAACTCATCGCGCTTCAAAAAATGAACCAACTCAAGTGCGGTAGTGACGGTGAAACGGGTAAAATCAAAGCATGGTTGGACGGTTTCATGAAACTACCCTTTGGGGTGTATAAAACACTTCCGGTCACCATCAGTGACGGTACTGAAAAGTGTCACGAATTCATGGAAAATGCGAAAAAGAGGCTGGATGAGTGCACGTACGGCTTGAACGATGCCAAGATGCAAATCATGCAGTACCTCGGCCAAATCATCTCTAACCCTAAAGGTGTCGGCACCGTCATCGCCATTGAAGGTCCCATGGGGACTGGAAAAACCACCCTGGTGTTGGAAGGCATCTGTAAAATATTGGACCGACCCTACGAGTTGTTTCCCCTCGGCGGCGCGACCGACAGCAGCACGTTTGAAGGGCACATGATTACGTACGAAGGAAGTGTCTGGGGAATCATTGCGAACGCGCTCATGAAGTGTAAATGCATGAACCCCGTGTTTTATTTTGATGAACTGGATAAAATTAGTGATACTCCCAAGGGTGAAGAAATCAACGGCATCTTAACCCATCTTACGGATAGTTCCCAGAACTCATCCTTCAATGATAAATATTTCACAGGAATTAATCTAGATTTAAGTCGGGCCGTTTTCATCTTCAGCTACAACGATCGTTCTAAAGTCAACCGCATTCTTGCTGACCGCATGTACGTCATTCGTACAGAAGGGTACACCAGCGTACAAAAAGGAATCATCGCGCGTCAATATTTATCTCCATCCATTCGGAAAAACATGCTGTTCGCCGAATCCGACATTCTATTTCCAGATGAAACCATCCAATACATTATCGCGAACTATACTTCTGAAGAGAAGGGAGTTCGTAACCTGAAACGATGCATTGAAACCATTTATTCTAAAATCAACCTGTTTCGGCTCATGACACCCGGAACCAACCTCTTTGAGAAGGAAATCACCATTCATGTTGAATTCCCCTTTAAAGTCACTTCGGACATCGTCCAGAAATTACTCAAGAGTCCTGAAAAAAATATGTCCGCCTCTCACATGTATCTTTAACGTGACTTGCGAGTTTTTGATTTATTACGTTTGACAAATCCAAAGACACCCTTTTGAGTAAAATAACCTGCCTTTTCAAGACGTTTATTTTTTTTCTCAGAAAAATGTTTCAGCTTGGATACCCAACGACCATGCTTGTTGTGAACGAGCCCGTCCGCCGTTAACCCACCTGGCGTTTTGTACGCAGTGCCGTGCCCGACCTGCTGCCGGCTACCCACCAACAGCTGGTACGTTTTGCCCTTGACGTGGTACATCCCATCTTCACTTTTTGTAATCCCCATACACTAGGATTATATTTTTTTTTTACGGTAGAATTCAACAACTTTAGGATGAGATTTAATTTTAGACGAATTGAATGCCGTTAAATATAATCCTTCTAAATCAGTAATTCTAGATAACGCGACATATATTTGTCCGTATTCAAAAATTCCATTTCCTAAATCTAATTCTGCTTTTTCTAAAGTCGCCCCCTGCGCTTTATGAATCGTCAGCGCCCAGGCGTACACCAACGGCACTTGCGTAATGGACTCATTATCTACCGTCCAGGAATGCGGACTCATCATGCGCGTTTCATGGGTAAATTGGACGACGGGGTACGGCGCGAAATCCACGACCGTACCTTGACTCCCGTTACACAATCGTTCATCAATGTTCGCGATACACATGACCTTGGCACCTACTTTTAAACGTAACGATTCCGGACACAAAATGTTCTTTTTTAAGTAATCCACATTGTACTTTTCTCCTATACTTTTCATCGTAAACGTGTGCTCTTCCGCTTGCAATTCGCTATATTTATCACTATTAATTGCGTCAGCCAATTGGCGTGTAGGCACAAGTTTGACGCAATCCGCCCCTTCTTTCAATCTACCTTGCAGCACGGCATTATTTTCGTAGGTTAATTTATCATCTCGGATTTGAGACATGATTTCTTGTAATTTAGATGACTTTTGACGATAAATGGTCGTGAGACATACCGTTGTTTGGAACACATTGTCCCATAATGGACTTTCAAAACAAAAGGGTGAATTGATCGGTGGTAATTGGTAAAAGTCGCCACAAAATACAACTTGGATACCGCCAAAATAAGCCGATGATTTACGAATGGTTTTTCCGATACAATTCAACATTTCAAATAACTCTACCGACATCATACTCACTTCATCAATGATGAGTAAATCTACGTTCAACCATCGTTTACGCGAATAAGTGTTCGTAATCGCTTTTTTAGAATCACCCAATCCTATCCCCGCCCAAGAGTGGATGGTTTTCGCGTTACAATTCAATAAGATAGCCGCACATCCGGTGAGCGCGCACACTTGTACTCGTTTAGGAAAGGTTTGGTGTACCGTTTGAATCCATTTGGATTTACCGGACCCACCAGGTCCAGTGAGGAACACATTCTTTCCCTGAATCACGGAATCGTATGCACGTTGTTGCTCTGGAGAAAAATTCATGGTTTATCTTATCCTTGATAGGTTTATCTTATCAATTTTAAATATATTAGATAGGTTATGAATATAGAAGAAATTATTATTAATTTAAAGTTGTTATCCCAAGTTGAAAAGGGTCAAAAAATCATCACGAAGGATACCTATTTAAACATTGAAACACGAACGATCGTGCCAGAATGCATTCGCCGATGGAATCGGCAAGATAGTCGCCATGAAACACTTCGGGCGATTAACCGTGTGGTGAATGATGCCATTGCGTTAATTCAAGAGGATGTTCGTATTCGGGTAGGGTTGAAAGAGTGTATCATGGGAATCACCAATCTAAAGGATACCTACACACAATGCCATCAAACGTGTGCGCGTATAGATATGATCTTGGATAAAATTAAAATGAATACCGTGGAAGATATCAATTCTCCTGACTGATACTATTTCGGATATTCAAATTAAGAAAAAATATATCTATGTATGTTATGCCAGAATATATTAACCATTCTACTCCTATTAGAAATGTACTTAATATAAATACACCTACTGGTGACCCGACAGCCGGATTCTATGATGATTCACCCGCCACTCAACAAGTACAAGCAACACCAGCCACTCAACCAGCGCAAGCAACACCAGCCACTCAACCAGCGCAAGCAACACCAGCCACTCAACCAGCGCAAGCAACACCAGCCACTCAACCAGTACAAGCAACGCAACAATCATATGAACTTGGTGGTACTAGGCGTAAACGAAAAAATAAATCAAGAAAAAATCGTAACACAAGGAGAAATCGTAAATCCATGAAAAAGCGCAAATATGTGTAACTATACTATGTTAGAAATGTTTTCCTTTGTGTTTTCCTATTGGATTTTAGTATGGTATATTTTATATGAAGTCGGACTTACTTCTTATAATCCCAAGGGAGTGCTTATACTTGCCCTCCTTGAAAATTTATTTTTATTGAGTATTTTAATTTATTATGAATATCCCTACCTACTCACCTTTTGTATCATTAATTTCTTCATCAAAGTGGTTCCTTTATGGAGAGTCCGACATACCACCATTCATCCGAGAGACATATACGCCGCAATTGGTTTATTTATCCTCTATGTCATATGGTTATGGATAAATCAAACAAATGTCGTGAAACTCATGAATCAACAAATTAAAAATGTCAAACAACAAAAACCAGTTGGACCCGTCATGTACCTATTCTATGGGTAGGTTCATGTAAATGACAGGCACACAGGTTAATATTTCGCACACATATGTTTCATGGGGCATGGGAAGTAGTAATGGGTCATACCATTTTTTATCTAACCATGTATACTCACTATGTAATGGGGCATGGGGTCGGGTATAACACCAATGGGATGTCTTCTCGTAATCTCGGATTAACCAACATTGAAACGTTTGTTTTACTATCTCTTTTGGAAAAATATTATATTCTAGTGTAGAGCACACAAAGGTATGCGTCATCCACTGTTGAATCATCGGTTTCCACCAATGGTCTATCATGGCGGGGTTAAACATGAATACCTGGTCGGATCCCGGCGCGTCTTCTTTAATAGCCGTATATACATAATTTTCATGTATCTTATCAAAACATAATTCATTCAATAAAAAACATGAATCTGGACGAACTCTAAAAAATAAGTCGTACTTCCTATGATTTATTTTTTCATACTCCATTGCGTGTTGAATACACATGTCTATCATTTTGAGTTGACCGTTACTTTCCGGTCGTGTCCCTTTTTCATAATGAAAATCATAAAAAAATACGTTATGAACGGGGTTCCATACCATCAGTAACTCTTTCAACTGTTGTATGCCTCTTTCCGATTTAATAAAACAGGTTTCATGTTGATCTGGTATTTTCAACACGACATATACATCCACGTGTTGAAATGTATTTCGTAAATGTAAAAGGAATCTTTCAAAAAAGAATATCTGTTCTTTGAAAACTCCGGTTCGTATTTGTCCGGAGATTAATACGGCAACCGATTTCATACCAATGGAGTATAGATTAATCAAGTGTATTTGACGTAATTGGTTACACAACCTTCGTTAAAAAATGAGGTGTCGCCCATGATTCTAAGGACCAGTTAACGCACAGGTACGAGACCTTTTCACAGATGTAGTTCGTTTTCTTTTTATTTTCCTTTTTGTTTTTCTTTTTTTCCCACCCGCTACTGCAGCAGGGTATGTGTTTGCGACGGCACTCGCCTGTAGTATGCGTGCACGAAGTGAATCTAACGCGTTTTTCGCGTGTTGCGTTGCATGAAATACGTTCATTTTTATCTTATCCACAAGCGCTTTCGGCAATGTAGAAAATTGTTCGTCCGACAATTTTTCTGTAAGTACATCTACAATTTTCGCATTCCTTGTAACACCTAAAGCATTTATTTTTATAATTTTGAGTTCATGTTCGGATGCATTAAATTCCATCTCTAAATCTAAATGATCTTGTAATTTTTTTAAAATCGTTTCGTTTTCAGCAGGATCCGCACCATCTTGATTTAGTGATGCTAGAAGAGACAATGGAACTTCTTTGTAACCAGATATTTTTTGAAATAGTTTTTCCGCTTCACGAACATATTCTGTTACCATGGCTTCATATTCTTTTACAGTAAGATTATCTGGTACTTCTGTAACTACTTCTAAACCAGCCATATAATAAACCATATAAAAATAAATCATCTAGGATATCTATGTTGAAAGACGATGACATTGTCCTTATGGATGGAATACCTACCTTTTATCCGTACAATCCTAAAAATAAAATCATTTCTGCAGATAAAATCAACCATCTATTAAAAAAATATGGAATCCACGAATCCATTACTACCATGGACTTGTATACGCGGGCGTTTACACATAGTTCTTATTGTAAACGCCCTTTTGACCCTTCTGTTGTCATGAAAGACATGCCCGACTTTCCCATTCGTGACATTTCTAATGAACGTCTTGAATTTTTAGGCGATGGGATTCTTGAATGCGTTACCAAATATTACTTGTACCGTCGTTTTCCAAGGGAAAATGAAGGTTTCATGACTGAAAAAAAGATTTCTTTGGTTAAAAATGAAGCCATTGGAAAATTATCCAACGATATCGGGTTTTCTGAATGGTACGTGCTTTCTAAATATGCGGAAGATAAAAATACACGAACCAATTTAAAAAAACTCGGTTGTTTATTTGAAGCGTTCATTGGTGCCTTGTTTTTAGATTTTAAAGAAAAAGGGTACGACACTGCAAGTACCTTCATCATTCACGTGTTGGAGCAACACATTGATTGGACGGAATTATTACTATGCGATGACAACTACAAAAACATACTGCAAGTCAAATTGCAAAAAGAGTTCAAGGTCACGCCCGAGTACATTGAAATCAACCATGGTACAGAGTACCACATGGGGGTTTACTTGTGTATAGGCCAACCGATATGGAAAGTACCCTTGAAGGACGCGATTCCATTTTCATCGTTTGGTTCGTTTGAATCCATACATGCATATGTTCGGAAACATAAACATGTTTTGGTTCATTTAGGAGAAGGTAGACATAAAATTAAAAAAAAGAGCGAACAACTTGCTTGTGAAAATGCGCTTGGATTATTTTAATAGAATATGGTATGAAAGAAAAATATATTATGCATTTATATAAATACGGGTATGTCAAAACGGATATGGATATAGATACGGATAAAATTGTGTACTATGCCAATAAAATGCGTAGAGAAAAAGAAACGGGACCGGCCAATTTAAAAAGTGAAAATGCGGGTCCGAAACCTGTACGCCGATTGAGTATTGCCGAGTTGAATGAATTTATGGACGAGATGGACGAGTACACAACGGCAGAGTTTAAAGAACTTTTGATAAAAGAGGACGTCCATGCGTTAGATATGGAATGGTTGGTAGATCAAAAAGATAATCCTGACAAACATAAAAAATTTCCAAAATGGATTAGAGATTTTTTTGGAAAACCCAAGTATCGCAAGACACGAAAAAACAATTTATGGGGATACTTTAAAAAGAAAAAGAACAAGTCATTAAAAATGGAAACCGAATATGAAGAAAATGAAGACGATGACATACCTCAAGAAAAATTAGAAAGAAGAGAAAGAAGAGAAAAAGGAGAAAGAAGAGAAGTAAGAAAAACGAGAAAAATAGTGGCGCCTCCGGCACCAGTGCCTCCTATGCAAGGTGCTCCGGTGCTAGTGCCTCCTATGCAAGGTGCTCCGGTGCTAGTGCCTCCTATGCAAGGTGCTCCGGTGCTAGTGCCTCCT